GCTTCTTTTGATTCATACAATTTCGGATCAGGCGTTTTCGCGAATCTTACAGGAACAGGCAATGCAGATATCACAATCGGCGGCAGAATATTCAGTGGATGCTATCTTGATCAGTTGTCTATAGATATCGCGCCATTTCAAGCAGCAGCAATGTCAACTTCGTTCACTTGCACAAATCCGCCAACAGGTTTGGCAATGATTTCGGGGCAAGCTACAGGAGAAAGCGGTATGAATAGTAAATTCGCATACGGTCATTTCGCGGCAATTTCGGGGGCAGATAATTATTCAGACAACATTCACTCCAGCATTTCTTTCTCTCTTGATTTAAAAAGAAGCTACTCTTACGCCATCTCCAAAAGAAACTCTCACAGGGTCTTTCTGGATGAAGCTTCAAAGCAACTACAAATCAAATCAACAAACATAAAAACATTTATCAACGAGTCTGGAGCAAATTCTTCTTTTTCTATTGATTTAAAAAACGAATCTGGACAGCTCATTTTGCCGTCAGGAACATTGTCCGTTTCTTCTCGCGGAAGATTAACCGCTCAAAACCTCACAGTATCGCCACCAAATATTTTAACGGCAGATGTCACTATTGACGAAATCTTAATATAAACAAGTGTAATTAACACAGATGCCCAAAAAAAGATTCAACAACGCTGATTCGGTTGATATTCGCCTGACTCCATCGAGCAAAATCAAAATAAAAAAAAGAAATTTCAAACTTACCCCGAAACAAATCAAGCTTTTGGGTATAATCTTAGATCCCGAAAACAAAATCATCTTTATATCTGGAGCGGCGGGAACTTCAAAGACTTACATGGCTCTTTGCGCTGCAATTGAGATGATGTCGGAAGACTCCGAAAAAGAGCTTATTTATATTCGTAGTATCATTGAAAGCGCAGATAAAGGACTCGGCAGTTTGCCAGGAGATATTTCTGAGAAATTTGATCCGTTTTTGATGCCGCTATACGATAAGCTCGAAGAAATCGCAGCGCCTCAAGATGTGGCACATCTTAAATCGATTGGACGAATCAGCGCAATACCCGTGAACTTTTTGCGCGGTGCAAGCTGGACTAACAAGATTATCGTCGCAGACGAATCTCAAAACTTCTCCATCAAAGAACTTATTACATTGATTACAAGAATCGGTGAAGGCTCGAAGATTATTATTTGCGGCGATAGTACGCAAAGCGATATTGGAAAATGCAGATCTGGATTTATGCCTATGATGCATACATTCAGCGATGAAGAAAGCAAAAGCAGAGGCATTCAGACATTCGCTTTTACTCAAGAAGATATTGTTCGCAGCGAAATCTTAAAATTCATTGTCAAAAAGCTTGAGCAAGCAGATTTCCAAGTGTAATTAAATACGACAGGGCTTCGCAACGCTCGCAGCGAAATGCAGATAAACAGAGGCGATCCCCCTGTTTTTTCGTGCTTATTTTTATATTGATTTTTTGCGTTAAAAGTCATACTATTTAGCATGAGCATTTCTTACTGTCCCGATTGTGGGAAGAAGCATGAATATAATTTTGCGAAGCCGAACTTCTGTTCGAGCTGCGGTTTGTCTTTTGGAACATCTAAGCCGAAAACGATCAACAAAGTCTCTGCCAAAGAAGACGCAGAAGACTTTAACGAAGAAGATTTCGAAGGCGACGACTCTTTCTCGAACGCCACCAGCGTTCCCCATATCAGAAAAATCCAAGTAGATATAGAAATAGATGAAGAATACAACACTTTTGATCTCGGCTCTATTATCGACGGAACGTCTTCCGTATCGTCTAGGACTTCATCGCCCAAAAGAAGATCAAGCTCCATGTCTATCGAAGACTTCAAACAAAACAAAAGATAAGTGGAAGAGCCTAAACAAAAAACATATGAAGAGTGCTATCATATTATTGACACTATTGTTTCAAAATATCAGAACAAGTGGCGGCTTGACGCAATCAACTGGTTTGACTTTCAAGACGTAGCGCAAATTGTTAAAACTCATATTTTTAAAAAATGGCACATGTGGGATCAATCAAGACCCTTGGAGCCTTGGGTTTCTAGAGTAGCTTCCCATCAAATTAAAAATGTAATCCGCAACAATTATACTAACTACGTCAAGCCTTGCATGTCTTGCCCGCACAATCTTGGCGACACGCTATGCAGTTTAACCAAGTCTGGCGTTCAAAATTCTTCGTGTGCTCTTTATGCTAAGTGGAGCAAGTCTAAGCGCCAAGGCTATGGCATAAAAATGCCACTATCAATAGAAAGCCATACACAAGAGCTTCATTCGTTTGTTGATTCAAATATTGATTTTGATAAATCTATAGAAAAGTTGAACGTCATTCTCGAACAGCAGCTTTCTGCTGAGCATTATCGAGTTTATATTATGTTATTTTTTGAAGACTGTTCGGAAGAAGAGGTCGCTAAATACATGGGCTACAAAACTTCTGAAAAGCACCGCGCAGCGGGATACAAGCAAATCAAAAATATTAAAAAAATGCTCAAAGAAAAAGTCGAAAACATCATTAGTCAAAATGATATCATTTTATGAGTTTAACCAGCGAACAGCAAAGCAAAGTTCAAGAAGCGTTCGTTCGGAACCCCGATTTGAATGAAATTGTCAAGAGCGTATTCGACAATCCCCAGCTTGACGGTCGCTCAAAAGAAGGGCGAGAAATCAGAAGATATCTGATAGAGTCTGGCATGAAGTTCAGCACTGCTCGCCGCGAAAAAAAAGAGGACATCGTATTCTCTGAACAGCAGAAACAATTTATTGTAGAACAGGCCAACTCTGGCTTGTCTTCTTTAGCTATTGCTGAACTGCTGTTTCCGAAACAAGAGGTCAAACCTCTCTCAATGGAGCAGAGAGCCGTATTCTCGCTCATGCGAGAGATCAACCCCGACTACAACCCATCTCAAGACACAGACGCTGTGCTGTCAAGCTACGTGGCTCCGAAGGCGGCAGTACGAGTCGTGAAGAAAATCAACGATGCAACTGGTAACATTTTTGAGGAGGACAAGATTAATCGTCAGCATAGGATTTGTGTAGAGAAATTAACAATAAATCTCAATAACTCGCGATTTGTGAGAATTATGAACAATTACACATCGAAAGATGACAGGGAGTTGTTTGAGCAGGAATTTATTCGGTTGACTTGGGACAAGCCCGATTTGACTTCTGACGAAATAAACCTCTACATGAATGCGTGTAAAGAAATTATTAATCTTGAGGTTATTAGTAAGCATCTGAACAAGTTGAACGACATATTTGATATCGCGAACGATCAAGAGGAGATGAGCGTTAGATTGGCAGAAATTATTAAAGCCAAAAGCTCCGAATATCATCAGTGCGAAACAAGAATCGAAAACTTAACCAAAAAACTTCAGGGAGACAGATCCTCCAGAATGCAAAGCAAGCATAAAGAAAACGCTTCTCTTTTGGCTTTAGTGCAGTTTTTCCAAGACGAAGAGGAGCGTAACAATATGGTTCATATCGCCGAAATGCAAAAACAACTCGTTTCAGACGAAGCTAACAGATTAGAAAGAATGGACGAGTGGAAAGCTCGTATTCTCGGCATATCTAAATACGATGTCATTTAATTGTAAAGAGTGCTCAGAATCATTTGATTCATTAAAGAGCTTGCACCATCATTTCAAAAAGCATAATTTGATGTTGGGGGATTATTATGTCAAGCATTATCCGCGCTTCAACAAGCTCAGCGGAGTTCCTATACAATTTAAAACATACGAAGACTATTTCGATAGAGACTTCGCCACTTATGATCAATTGGTAGAATGGTGCGACACCGCTGATCAGGAAGAAGTCGGGCAATATATTATTTTATTGCTTAAAAAACGCATAGAAAAAAAAGAATTGGATTATGGTCCATGCTCTACCGAATTGTTCACATCAGATCTGCCGCCGATTAGAATATATAAGAGAATTTTTGGCAGCTACAAAAAGGTCTGCGAGCAGTGTGGGGTCAAGCCGATGTTAGGATCAAACCTGCCGAAAGAATTTCATAACGACTATCGAGAAGTCAAAATTTTGATTGATACCCGCGAGCAGCAGCCGTTAAAATTTAAAAACTCTTCTCCTTTAAAGTTGGATGTCGGCGATTACTCCGTCACTAAAGAAAACTTTAAATACACATACGTTGATAGAAAATCGTTCGCTGATTTTTGCAGCACTTTGTCGGCGGAATATAAAAGATTCGTTAGAGAGCTTCAAAGATGCAGACAAGCAGAATGTTTCTTGTTTATTGTGGTCGAAAGCGATCTGCATAAGATGAGAGAGGCTAACAGGTATGCGCCCAAAAGATTTAATTTGGATTATATATTCCATAACATGAAAGAACTACAAAGAGACTTCAGAGATTGTTGTCAATTCGTATTTGCTAAAAACAGAAGCAGCAGTCAAATACTTACCCCGAAACTACTTATGCTTGGTTCGAAAATGTGGAATGTGGATGTCCAATACTTTTTGGATGCTGGAGAGATGAACTACTTTGAAATTAAATAATTATGGCTTGGGAAAAAGGACATCAGACGTTACATAAAAAATTCAAAAATGTAAATCAAGAAATCTTAGATACGAAAGGTTTTATCGAAGAAGAGAAAGCTAAAGTACTTTTGTATAAGTTTTTGAAAGAAAATCCATCTTTTACTTCTGAGCTGATTTCTGGAGTCTCTTTGTTTCCATTCCAACACATGGCAATCAAAGCTATGATGGAAACAGATTACTTCTTGGGCATCTGGAGTCGGGGACTTTCCAAGTCGTTCACGACAGGCGTTTTCGCCGCGATGGATGCCATCTTAAATCAAGGTGTTTATATCGGCATCATATCCAAATCTTTCCGACAAAGCCGAATGATCTTTAACAAGATCGAAGAAATAGCAAAAGGCCCAAAAGCGGGGTTCCTCGCTCAATGTATCACTAGAACAAACAAATCAAATGACCAATGGGTAATGGAAATAGGCCGCAGCAAAATTATCGCGCTTCCGTTGGGAGATGGAGAAAAGCTTCGTGGATTTCGTTTTCAACGCATGATTATTGACGAGCTTCTATTGATGCCTGAAAAAATTATTAACGAGGTTATTCTGCCGTTTTTGGCTGTTGTGGAAAACCCAACAGAGCGTCAAAAAATTTACGATCTAGAAACACAGATGATCGAAGCTGGGAAAATGACGGAAGATGAAAGACACAAGTGGCCGCACAACAAAATTATCGGACTTTCTTCCGCGTCTTACAAGTTTGAATATCTATATAAGCTGTATCAGCAATACGAGAAATTAATTTTAAGTCCATCTAAGCAGGACAACGCTCATAGAGTCATTATGCATCTAAGCTATGACTGCGCACCCAAACAGCTGTATGATCAAAACCTTTTGGATCAATCTAAAGCGACTATGAGCGAAGCTCAATTCGAAAGAGAGTTTGGCTCCGTGTTCACAGACGACAGCTCTGGCTATTTCAAGGTGAGCAAAATGGCAGCTTGCACCGTTCAAGATGGAGAAGGTCAGTCGGTAGAAGTAATTGGCGATAAAAAAAGCGAATACATACTTTCATTTGACCCATCGTGGTCGGAAAGCGAAGGCTCTGACGATTTCGCGATGCACGTTATCAAGTTAAATCCCGAAAAACGTGCGGGAACAATAGTTCATTCTTACGCTTTGGCTGGAGCGAACTTGAAAAAGCACATTTCTTATTTCCGCTATCTTTATACTCACTTTAATATACGAATGATTGTAGGAGACTACAACGGAGGAGTTCAATTTATTAACTCTTGCAATGAAAGTGAAATTTTTAAAACCGCTGGAATTCATATACAGTGTATTGATTCCGACTTTGATGATCCGCAAGATTATAACTCTGATATACGCTTCGCTAGAAACGAATACAATATCGAGTCGAAAAAGATATGCATCTTGAGAAAGCCCAGTTCTCAATGGATTCGTTCAGCGAACCAAATGCTGCAAGCCTCCTTCGATCACAAAAAAATTTGGTTCGCGGGTGCAGCTCTCGATGACGATTATACTCGTCAAAAATCAGCGAGAATACCAATAGATGAAATTACATTCTCCAAGTATAATGAAGAAGGAGATTCTGACGCAAAACAAATCGACTTGATCGAACATTTAAAAGATACAATTGATGCGACAAAAGTGCAATGTGCTTTAATTCAACTATCGACGACATCTAACGGCGGTCAATCTTTCGACTTGCCATACAATCTCAAGAAGCAGAGGAACGCCGACAAAGCAAGAAAAGATTCCTACTCCGCTCTTGTTTTAGGCAACTGGGCAATGAACATCTACCTAGATATGATGGCTGCTCCAGAAATCTCCACTCAGGCGACATTCACGCCAATGTTTGTAGATTGACTTTTAAAGTTAACTTTTAGACTTTTTTGTGTAATATAGGGAAATGGATAAACGGCATTATAATAAAAAATCTGATTATTGGAAAAAGTTCGAAGGATCTGCAATCCCGATAATGTCGCAATCTCACGAACAATACGAGCCAGAGCTATGCGGCGAACCATTTTATGTCGCAGAAGCATCTTTAAATACTTCTTTCGCTAATGAGAATTATTCTCGCGTAGACAGTTCCTCTCGCAGCGGTAGCCGTAGAAATAGAGCGGCATTCACGAGAACTCATGATCGCTTTAGCAGCATTCGCAACGGGCTTCTGCCATACAGCTATGCTCTAGACGGAGTGAATGTCCGAGAAGCGATTGAGCTGTGTCAAAAAGCTTATGCTAATGTCGCTGTATTCAGAAACTCTATAGACATTATGTCGGAGTTTTCCAATACCGAATTGTATCTTGAAGGCGGTTCGCAAAAAAGCCGCGATTTTTTTAATCAGTGGTTTAAGAAAATCAAACTGTGGCACTTGAAAGACCAATTCTTTAGAGAGTTCTATCGAAGCGGCAATATTTTCTTTTACCGCGTAGATGGAACGATTCAAGCCAAAGACTTCACCAAGTTAATACAACAAATTGCGGAAGAGGAGCCGTCTTCCAGTAAGGTTCCCGTTAGATATATTCTGCTTAATCCATTTGATATCGTCGCCAAGCGCGGATCTAGTTTTGAGACTGGATCTTATGAAAAAATCCTTTCTGAATATGAGCTGGCTCGTTTGCAAAATCCTGTTTCTGAAGAAGATAAAGAAACGCTCAACGGTCTGCCCGCTAGCGTAAGAGAAGATATCCAAAAGGGAGCTTATTATCAAAACGGCTTAAAAATTAAGCTTGATCCAAACAAAATTATTTTCACTTTCTACAAAAAACAAGACTACGAGCCGTTCGCCATTCCTTTCGGTTATCCAGTATTGGAAGATATTAACGCAAAGCTCGAATTAAAGAAAATGGATCAGGCGATCACTCGCACTATTGAGAACGTCATTCTATTGATTACAATGGGAGCCGAGCCAGAGAAAGGAGGTATCAATCCAAACAACTTGATAGCCATGCAAAAACTCTTTAAAAACGAAAGCGTTGGTCGAGTTCTTGTTTCGGACTATACCACCAAAGCTGATTTCGTTATTCCCGATTTGAATAAAGTTCTTGGTCCTGAAAAGTATAAAGTTCTCAATGAAGACATTAAACAAGGACTTCAAAACATTATTGTCGGAGAGGAGAAGTACAGCTCCACAGAAGTTAAAGCGGAAATCTTTTTGGACAGACTTAAAGAAGCTCGCAACGCTTTCTTGAATGAGTTTTTACAGCCCGAAATCAAAAGAATCGCTAAAACACTTGGTCTTAGGAGATATCCCACTGCCAAATTTAGAGATATTGATGTGCGGGATAAAACTCAACTAATGAGAGTTACTACACGATTAATGGAACTTGGTATCATTACTCCACAACAAGGCATGAATATGTTTCATACTGGAGAATTTCCCAAATCAGAAGAAATTGCAACATCTCAGCCCGAATTTGTTTCGCAAAGAAAAGATGGCTATTACAATCCAATTGTAGGCGGTATTCCAACGATATCACCGCCAGCACCAAAAACCCCTAAAGAATTTGGAGCTATCAATACAACTCCTAAAGTTGCTGGTCGCCCAGAAGGAACAACTGGTATTCCGCTCGCTAAAGCTAATGTATCTGTCAAAAATATTCGCGGTATCGTCGCTAAGATTGAAGATCTCCACGCATCTATCGAAAAAGATTTGAAGAATTCGCTGTCGCTAGAAACTTTATCTGATAATCAACAGGAAATGGTAAATAAGTTATGCGAAACCGTTGTCGTTTCTAGTCATTTAGAAAGTTGGGGCGAAATAGCATCTTCTTGTGTAAAAGACTTCGAGAACATCGCTTCTTTATCTACTCTACCAGAAGTTTTAGAAGCAATTGCAGATTTTGATCTAGAAGATGATTATTCTGCGGCGCTATTATACCATTCACAAAAAATAAATGAAAATTAATCCAGAAGACGTTAAAGTGCCACTTGAAAAAATAGTGGAAGTTAAAAACAGAGAAGTTCAAGTATCCATTGGTAAAATGACAGATACAAAAGCCGCAATGTATAAATCGTTTATGAGCACATGCGCATCAGACGATAAAGCTCTTGTTGATACTACAGATATGGACGATGAATCAACTATGAAAACTTGCGCGGTTCAATTTGATAAAATGAAAGCGATGCTTATGGAAAAAAGCGATTCTGGAGAATTAACACCAGGCCAAAAAAAACTCCCTCCAGCTCTTCAAAAAGCTATTCTTAAAAAAATGGAAGAAGAAGAAGATTAATTTTCAATATGAAATATTTATATCGTTCTGAATTTACAGCACCAATCATCTCCTGCAAGTCGGGAGATGATTTTGCTGTATCGCAAGCTTCTCTGTCGAATTTAAAAGATTTTTTACCTAAAGACATTGACTTTTCTCAGAACATTGATCTACTTGGCGTTGCATTTAATGCGGCGGTAGTTAATCAATTCAATAAAAACGACGATGGAATCGACGCAGCTCTTGCTGGCGAAATAACCAAAAANTTCATTCACAAACCAACTAATATTGAACATAAAAAAGACAATATCGTTGGTCACATTATCAGTGCGGGATTTAGCGAATACAACGACGCTAGTAAGATTTTAACCGCTGAAGAAGTTGTCGGAATGACTGATCCTTTTAATATCGCCTTGGGCGCAGTTGTTTATAAACAAGTTAACAAAGATTTCGCGAATCTTATCGAGCGTTCAGTAGATCCCTCAGATACGATGTATCAATCAATTTCCGCAAGTTGGGAAGTCGGATTTAGCGAATATGATATATTGATTGGCAGCAAAAATTTGAAAGACGCTGAGCGAGTTGATCCAAAACACTTCGATCATATCAAGATGATGCTAAAAGCTTATGGCGGAAACGGCGCAATGAAAGACGGGACCAGAGTGTATCGACTTCTTAAAGGAGAAATTTTCCCGCTTGGAATCGGCTTTACAACTAAACCAGCCGCAGATGTAAAAGGTCTTTATTCTGAAAATGGCTCTTCCAAAAACATAACTTTTAAAGACAAAAGAGATATAAAAGCGTATTTTGATATTAAAAATAACATTTTTTCTAAAAAAAACGATCCTTTGATTTCACATTTGCATAATGATGATGTAAAAAACAAAAAAGAAACTAATATGGATATCGAACAAATTCTTGCAGAACTAAAAGGTCTTCTTATCGAGAAAAAATTCTCTGAAGAAGCTGTGGCTAATATGACAGAAACTTTTGCGGAGGCAATTAAAAAGAAAGATGCGGAATATCGCGAATCCATTACCAAAGCCGAAAAAGAAAAAGAAGAAATGGCTAAGGAAAAAGAGGACATGAAAAAGTCTGTCAAAAAAGTTGAGGACGAGCTTAAAGCTGCTGTCGAAAAAATTCAAGAATTTGAAAACTTCCAGAAACAAGAAGAAGCTGTCGCTTGCTTCAACACTCGCATGGACGCTATCGACCAAGTTTACGAACTTGAAGACGAAGATCGCAAAGTATTAGCTTCTGATTTAAAAGGACTCGACAAGTCTGAAGAAGCTTTCGCTTCTTATCAAGATAAGCTTGCCGTTATGTGGAAACACAAAAACAAAGAATCCAAAGCGGCTTTTGAAAAGGAGATCGAAGCTCGCATCGACGAAGCGGTCGCTAAAAAACTTTCTGTCGCAAATGCTTCTGAGCGCAAAACTGCGGAAGAGGTCGCTCAAGAAGCTTTGGAAAATGCAAAAGCTTCCGAAGGAACTCTTCCCAATAACAACGAATCTCAATCTCAAAAACCAACTTCTCTTAGAGAAAAATTCGCTAATGCATTTAGCCGCGACAATATCGTCGTCTCGTAATCTACAAAAAACAAACAATCTAATTAAAAAAATATATGTCACTTAGAACTCTACCATTCAGACAATATAACGAAAATGATGTCATCAACATGTTCGCTATGGGAACTGGATTCATTAATGAATCCGTTACCGACAGCAACTTCGGCGATGCTGGCGTTTTCGTTACCGTGGAATCTGGCAATCTCAATCTCGATACAGTCGTGTATGACAGTGCTTTTGATTCTTATCTCGGCAAAACCACTTATCCGCACGTTGGCGTTAATCAATATCCTCGCGTGTCTCTGTCGCTGAAACCTGCGACCTCTGGCGATAGCCTTCTTGGTATCACTCTCCGTCAAACCGCCAAGTTAGACGAAAACGGCGAGAAGCTTCTCTACTACCCACAAAAAGCTGAAGAGCTTATGTGTATGCTTCCTGGTCAATCAGTTCCCGTTGCTACTCGCGGTCTGTTTACGCTTGCTGCTGTAGCCTTCGCGGGTTCTGTTCCAGCGGTCGGATCTGGCTTCAAGCTTCCTAGCGGCGTGAGCGGCAAGATCACAGGCTGCGCTAATAGCGATGCTCAGAAAATTGGTACGGTTTTGGCTACTGGCTCTCGCACAGCAAGCGTTTCAACCGCAAATCTTTCAGATCCTTTGACTGGCTCGTATGCCATGGTCTTATTGGGTANATAATTACAACTTAGAAAAATAATCATATGAAAATTACTCTTAAAAGAACTCCAGAACAAATCGAGCTTGTAAAGGCTATGGCTTCGAAAAATCGCGCTATCGCGAACGAAGCTCAAGTCGCACTTGCCGAGTTCATTGGTCCTGTATTGGCCGAAGTGATCAACAACGCTCCTACGCTGAGCAACTTGTTCACATCTCTGCAATTCAATGCTGATGACAATCCTAGCATTCCGCTTGATCTCTATTACGATGTCAATGCTGAAGACTATATCACTGTTTACAGCCAAAGCGCTGCTGGCGGTCTTCCTCAGAACCAAGTGCTTCCCACTGTTTCTGAAATGAAGATCCACACCTACACTCTTGATTCCGCACTGAGCTTCGATAAGCGCTATGCAGCCAAGAGCCGCTTGGACGTAATCAGCAAAACCTTTACTCGTCTCGCTCAAGAAATTCTTTTCAAGCAGGAAAAAACTTCCGCCAATCTCCTTCTTGGAGCTCTTGCGGCTGCTCAAACCAATGGTAAGAAGCACGTTCAACGCGCTAATACCAATGGACGGTTCCTGTTGGCCGACTTGAATGAACTGTTTACTCTCGCGAAGCGTATCAATACGTCTTTCCTTGGTGGCACTCCAGATGCCCGTCAAGGCCGTGGTCTCACCGATATCATCGTGTCCCCAGAAGTTGTTCAAGAGCTTCGTGCTATGGCTTACAACCCCATCAACACCAAAGGCTCGCCAGCTGGTGGAACTGCCGCTGATGGTATCGCTGCTCCCGAAGATATGAGAGCTGCCATCTATAACTCCGCAGGTATTCCTGAGTTTTATGGAGTTGGCATCATGGAAATCAATGAGCTTGGTCGTGGTCAGCGCTTCAACACTATCTTTGATACTGTTGCAGGTTCGACGGCATATACAAAAGCCGATGCAACCAGCTCNGCTGTNTTNGACGGCGCTNNCGAAGAAATCATCATTGGTCTTGATCGTGGCCGCGAATCCCTGATTCGTGCGGTTGCTGTCGATTCGGAAAACGGTTCAGAGTTCTCTCTGACCGCCGATGATCAGTACAGCGTTCGCCAACAGAAAATTGGCTACTTCGGCTCGCTCGAAGAAGGACGCATGGTTCTCGATACCCGCGCTCTGGTCGGCAAGATCGTCTCTGGACTTGCTTAATACATCTAAGCTGGGAGGTTAGCCTCCCAGCTCTCAAAACACCTGCCACGCCTCTCAACGATGCGCACCACGGCGGGTGTTTTTTTTGTTTAAA